ACATAATAAGCTCCAATGGTAAATTTAGGTTCACCATCCCTATCAAGGGTGCCTGCGGCCCGTGGAAAACACGGAAACCGAAGTCTAACGGATCTTTCAACTGCAAATGAAATATGAAGACGATAAGAGATTTTTCATCCTTACCATCCAGTATCTCAGTTGCGTTAAAAGCCATTAGTGGCATGATCCCTGTAAAAGGGGGTCGCCCATTAGCGGGGCACTGTATACGTGTGCTCCCGCTAGTGGCTGGAACCATAAATAAATCATGGATCAAGGTTTGCATTATATATAGTAACAAACTCTACTTATTATGGAAGGGGGGTGGATTGACGTACGTTTCGACGTACCTCAAAGCGTCGTCTATCCTCCTTCAGCAAAGTGTAGGGGGACAGCGGATTCAGGATACCGGCGACTTTGGTTGCCGAGTATCCAGAACTAAGGCAGGTATGCCACGGATAATCCCTCGGCTCCATAGGGATCGCATCCGTAATGGATCTAGTTCTGTTGTTCGTGCGTGGATGACCTTATTCGGTATATATCGAATATTGGAAGTCCCATACAAACTCAAATTAGAGACCATTACGGATCCGGGGTCACCCTTATCAGGTGATCTGGTTTCAGAATTCAGTACTTTTGTACTGACCTGATTTATACCGTTATTGGGGAGACGATGTAAAGGACGTCTTCTCGATGCGGTAACTGACCCTTTGGAGTTCTTGAGATCATTACGGGCTAAGCCTTTCTTGATCAATAAGAGCTCGCCCACTCGAGGCTCTTCTGAGAGCCAAGTTGATGAGATGGCAACACCTCTATCAACATCGATGGGCTCGATCCGGGGTGCGGCTTTCGCTTGGCGGAAGTCGGACCTTTACCCCATGCTTGAGGCATGGTGTAGATTAACGGGTTCTATATGGATCCTTAATCGGATTGAGACCTGGGCCCCAAGTGCGGAAAGTCCTTCGGGATATATCCCTCTTGGTAAGCTTGGGTTAAAGTTTGAAGCTGCAGGAAAGGTGAGGGTATTTGCTATGGTTGATTGCTTTACGCAGTGGTTAATGAAACCACTACATACAGCAATATTTGAGCTTTTGGCTCAAATCCCACAAGATGGTACCTTCGACCAGTTGAAACCGGTTAAGTCGATGATGCGCAGACGCTGGGCGAAAGCTCAGGGAATGTGGTCATATGACTTATCGGCGGCGACTGATCGACTTCCGATAGTAATACAAAAAGTGTTACTATCCCCCTTCTTAACAAGTTGGGGAGCAGAAGTATGGGCGTCTCTACTAATAGGTAGACCGTACTACTTTGCTGGTCTTAGTAATAGGAACAGTAAAGGCCTTCCAGCAATGGAAGGACGGGATCTATACTATAGTAGAGGTCAGCCCATGGGGGCATTATCTAGTTGGGCTATGTTAGCCTTTACCCATCATGCCTTAGTTCAATGGGCCGCTGCCCGTTCTGTATGCAAGAGCAAACCAGAATGGTTTACTGACTATGCAGTACTCGGTGATGACATTGTCATCGGGGACAAGGCAGTGGCACGTGAATACCTGGCTATCATGGATAGTTTAGGTGTTTCAATCTCGATTCATAAATCGCTGGTTTCTGCAAAGAGACCAGTGTGTGAGTTCGCTAAGAGATTCTTCAGTAAGACTGAAGATCTCTCTGGCGTTCCCTGGCGTGAGGCGTTGTTAGCACCGCAGTATTTCGCGGTACTAATGGACGTTATCCGTCATTATAAACCGAGATTAGGGATCATATTTCATTTCTTGGGATATGGTTACCGAGTCCGAGGCTCATTAACGGCACCTTTCTTTAAACAAGGTCCTAGAGTCCGGAACGTGTTACTGTCTCTACTCGCTCCGGGGGGGCCATTCCAACGGCCTGTAAGTGAGTTCTTCCGACTTCGGTCGGTTGGAACTACTTACTCGTCGAAGGGGCGATGGCCAAGAGTCGTTGAGGATTATCTGGGTGCGATGATAACCGCATTCAGACAGTCTCTTGACGCTCTTGATAGCCTGAGAGATCAGGTGAAGACCCTTACCACGGTATACCGTGATAGGGAGCACTATGGGACCCTTGGATTTGCAGGTGAGCGCATTCCTGTAACAGCCGCGGTAGTTGGTACTATTCCAAAGAATAGGATCATTATCGCGAACTGGTCGGAAGGGGATCCGGAAATATATTCTCCGGACCCGCTTGTATATGCTAAGGCCGTTGGCCTTGACATTACGTACCTTCCGGCACAGGGATCCGTATCACCGGAAAATCTGATACTTCTCACTGGCCGTGAGGCCTTTGAGAGTGTCTCAGAAATTACCCTAAATCCTCGAATCGCGGAATCTATTCGCGAAACGGTTTATAGGGAGGCATTTCTGGATGTGATCATAGAGCTCCGCGATGTGCGGGCGGAAATAGATCAGTTAGCGGAAGATTGGAAATCAGGAGGTCTGTCATCTATGGATGGATTCGTTCATCTATGGGACAGAATTAATGAGCTTCAAGATTCTGTGGAAGCGTTACCTCTTCCGAGGTCGCTGGAGATGAGAAAGAAGGACGCGGTGACGCGTTCTCGATTATTGTCTCTGGTGCGGAAGTGGTATACGTTCTCTAAGCCATTCCGATCCACGACTTAATGTCGAGGGCGGACATTGCTTGATATGCAGTGTTCGTCTTTAGGTTCCAGGGAGTGTAGAGGATTGGAAATCCTTCCTCACTCTAAAGATTTTCGAAAACGCATCTGAGCGTAGCCCACTATGCCAAAAACCAGG